AGACCGTTAAACGCTTGTATAGCTTCTCTAATACCTTGAACCCCTTGAGCAATAGCCATAGCACTCTGAACCTTTAAAAGTGCCTCCTCTACCTTTTCACTCTCTACGCCCATGGCACCCATAGCACCCGCGCCAATTTCAAAAGCCGAAGTAATACCTCCTAAAGCACCGCCCAAGTTTTGCGCCATTGTTTGGCTCATACCGTCAACAGTTCTATCAGTATCAATGATAACTTTTTTCATTGAACCAATCTCGGCAGACAGGTCTTTAAATTCCTTTGTGTTTTGCTTTCCAGCTGCCGCCATCTCATAAAGAACGTCCTCCAGTTCTCCTATTTGACCTGATAAGTTATCAGCTTCTGTAAAGGCTTCAGTAAAACTAAGCCCTAACTCATCCATAGCCCTTAGGGCTGATGCTGTTTTTACATTTATTTCAACTTCTTTAACTATTGCCATGCTTTACGTCTTTTCTCTTGTTTCATTTTGCCCTTAATAGTAGTCTCGAGCTTGTACTTTCCTTTAGCTATGTCCACGTTTTCACTAACCGCGTGCCAGTCGCTCATCTTTAACAATTCTAGTATATGCTTCATTGCTGTAATTTATCTAAATTCTCTTGTAATAAATATCCGAAGTCCTCAGTTAATATAAACCCTACGCTTGAGCCTTGTGTAATTACATAAGGTTCGCTTTTATATAGGTTGTCTCCCGCGTCGTAAAAGTTTACACTATAATAAGCCGACCTCGTGTTACCTGTTGCGTTCGCTGCTACGTCAAATTCTACGTTTACTTCGCCAGTCTGCTTAAAAAGTATTACAGGTGTCGTAGTTATCCAAGGGTAAGGCGTTGCGGGTACAATAGTCCAATAACCGCCCTTACTCGGCTTAATAGGTTTAATAGGTAGAACTAAGTCGCCACCGTCTACAGGTAAAGGAGGAGCTGGAGGAGGTACAGTCCTCGGCTGTGTCACTATGTCAGTAATCAGCTCAAGTGTTACCTTTCCTGTCGTTAGCTGAGACTTCATTAAGTTAATTCTGTACTTTTTATCTCGTATTATTAGCGCATCGTTTAACTGAATAGAATTAAGTAACCTCAAAGGTAAGTTTGTTTCCACCGTTACAACCCTTGCCTTATTGCTAAACAAGTTTTGTAAATACGCTCTATAATATATGTTATAAAGTGAATTACTAACAGGATCTAAACTAAGCGAGCTTATCTCTTCGTTAAAGTTAATCGAGTAGTCGGCAGCGTTATAAAATATCTCCTGTCCGAAAGGCATATAGCTTGTAATCTCTTCGGGCGTTACTCCATTAGTTAAGTAAAAAGATACCGTCTTACTATCGTATAAATATAACATTACAGGAGCTGGTATGTAAGGCGTATAACTAGGTGCTTCTTCTAGTGAATAGCTTACTTGTAAATCTGTATCTGTAAACTTATTAAATAGTAAAGTTTCAAAAGGTAGCTCTATTTTAAAATCTCCTCCGTCGTAGCCAAAGTAATTACGAAGCGTTCCGTATTGTAAGTTATTTATGTCCTTGTACGCCTCATTTAAAAAAGCCTTACTCTCTTTCCAGTTAAACTCTATATTATTATACAGCTTAGGTCGGTCTATCTTTATTTTGCTTACGTCCGTAAACTCGGTTATGTCTATCTCCTCTCCTAGGCTGTACCAAAATTCTAATGGCTCTATTTGAAAAGTATTTTCATCAGTAGGATAGCACGTCAAGTTAAACATCCTAAGCACGCCCGAAAAGTAGTCGCTTACTAGCATATCAGGAGCGGACAAAGATATATTTAAGTCGCTGCTCATTGTGTTGCCTAACGTCTCAAATTGACAAGCATACTCAGCAACTTCGGGTACGCTTACCCCTCCATCGTCAAATAGATAACCGGCTACAAACTTATAAGCTATACTAAAATCAAAGTTTATAGGTGTGTTTTCCGCCCTTACCTCAAAAGTGTAAATATCGTTTAAGCCTTGCACGTTGTTAACAGAAGTAACAGGGTTAAATAAAGCATCTCCTGATGCTGCTATACTGTTCACTATTACGCCATTTCTGAACACATCTAAATAGTAAGTATTCGAGCTACTTGTGTTACCTACATAAATAGTTATGCTATGCGCTGCATCTCCGAACCAGTTAATGAAGTTAGGGGGGTTAGGTGTAATAAGGTTTAAATTTACATAGTTCACCCTTACCTCGTTTGTAAATATACCCGCGTTCTGTCCGTTAAACTCAGTTATGCAAGTAGTGTTACTAGGGTTAAAAGCTAAAGGTAAGGCCGTCACATTAAAAGTAGGTGCGTCCGCATTTTTCCACCATGTATAAAGCTTCTTGAATCTGTTGTTCGTTAGAAAGTTTCCCGTAAATGTAACCCCGTAGGTGTCCTCTATTGCTTCTATAATTTTAGGCACTCTAACAGCTGGCTGTAGCTCGGTGTAATTTATAGCTCCCGCGCTTGTCTCTATATCATTACTAGAAAGGTCTCCGTACTCCCATACTCGCTCGCTAGAAATAAGCGGAAAACGTATATCCTCCTCAGCAGTCGAAGTAATACTATTTTTTACATTTGCATAATTATACTCAAAACTCAAACTGCTATAATCCAAGTCCCTCAGTTTGTCATCTCCGAAAAGGTCTTTAAGCGTAACTACATCACCGTAAAAAGTAATAGAGTAGTGCTGTGCTTCACCCTCCACTAACTCAGCTCCCTCTAGCTGTATCTTACCTCTCCTGAAAGGCGTGTAGTTTATTTCTATTCTCGCCGGCTGTCTTTCCTTGGCCACAAAGCCGTCTTCTACGTCGTTCTGATAGTAGTGTTTAAATATCTCATTATTACGAGGTGAAGCGGGTACAGTAAATTGTTGCGAGAAGTCGGTAAATACTTTGGCTATGTCGTTAATGTTTTGAATACTCGAACTTACTTCTATATTCTCGTCGTCGAATAAATCTAGTATATCGTCGTTTATGTATATCTGTACCGTCCGCATTATATAACGTAGTTTAGTTGGTTATGGCTGTACTCAAAATCTACCCTGTAATTAATAAGTTTGTCGTTTATATGCTCCTGTAGTTTTACGTTTTGAGTTCTTAGCTTCACAGGCTCGTTATTTAGCATTATCTTTTCGCTTAATAACATTGCCTTCATCACGTTGCTGTAAGTCTCAGGAACGAAGCCTGTGTTCGCTGTTATGCTCTTTTTCGCGTTTCTGTTAAATACCTGTCTCCTGTTTTCGTATATGTCGTAATTAATACTAGACGGCATTAAGTTGTATTCTGTTCCCGTTGCCTCAAAGTTACGCTCGCTCGCTTTAAAGAAAATAATCTGCTGCCATACCCCGTATTGGTTAATGAAGTCACAAACTAAAGGCGTGTACTTAGGTTCGCATATCGGCTCAAAGGTGTAAGTACGTACAGGAAAGCCCGCCTCGTAAATTTCTACCACGTTAGTTACTCCTATATGGCTAGGATGAACGTAAGGCACAAACTTAACCCCGTTGTTTAAGCTTATAGAATCCGTTGAATTGTAAACCGCTTGCGTCAAACTTCCTGAGACGTTATTAAAGTAGATACCTCCTCCGTTACCTGTCTCCTGTACATAGTAAGTACCTTCATCTAAAAATACTGCGCTGTCTGTTATTCCGCTTGTATCTCCAAGACTAGGGTTATACCCTTGTTCATAATATCCGAAGCCGTCAAAAGCTACATAATCTGTAGTGCTGTCGAGTACCTCGTTTACGTAGACCTTTACGCGAATAAAACAATACTCATCGTTACCCGCTGCTGTCTCTACAGATGCACTTGTAAACTTCTGAAAAGATATGTACTCCCTACAATAAGGGCTTATATCAAAGTGCGCAGTTGTTGCTACTGAGCTAGGTATAACTTTGCTTAGTGTGTAAGTAGGTGTACTCGGTACTCCTGATGGTAGGTTAAAAATATATAGTTCCGCTTTTACGACGTCTCCCACCGAGCTAGTCTTACTAACTATGTAAGGGCTTCGTACAAATATGCTAGTTGCCATTAGGTAAATTATTAGTTGTGAATGTTAAAAAGTCTTCTAGGTCTAAACCAAACTTCTCTATTAAGTCCTCAGGTAATCGTTTGAACGCTGCCTCGAAAGGTTTAGTAAAGAACAGGCTCGGCTTTATTCCGTTGTTATATACGCTTCGTGCTATTAAGAAGTTTAAGCTCTTTCGGCTTATAAACTTTCCGTCTTTGTCTCTAGGAGCTAACCCCTTTTTAATAGTCCACTTGTCGAACGCTTTAGCTGGAGGCATCTTTGACTTGTAACTAAATGGCGTGTTGTATTTTTTCTTTTTACCGCTTACCCCTACGTCTTGAAACTTACCGTAAGCCTCCATTAAGAATGCTAAGCTAAAAGAGTTCTTTGTCACGTTTAAATCAAAGTCTAAAGAGTTGTAAAGCTCCTTACTCGCGTTCTTTCCTTTGCGCGTTAAGTTGCTACGGCTCGACTTAATTACTGCCTTTGCGAATTTACTAAGCTCTATTTTTACCTCATCTGTTAACATATAGTCATGTCGTTAGGTACTAATATATCAAAGCTAACAGCCCAGCCCGCTAAGTAATTTTCGAACCTTTCAGTGAACGGCTCTATTGTAGGGTCTCCATCTATTCTAAAAGTTCTTACGTTGTCTCCCCTGTCGAATATCTCAAGCATACGAAGTGCTACGGCTAACTGAGTGTTTAATACGTCTTGCTCGTCGTCGTTGCCTCTGAATATATCTGTAGTCTCGGTCTTGCTTTTGTCTACTATATCCATACACATAACAGTAACGTTAAACCGTAGTGTATTGCTTTCCCTGTTTACGCTGTTTACCATTATATGGCTTAAAGGAAAGATAGTCTGCTTGCTTAGATCAACATCGAATATATCTCCTTGAGTTACCGTGTTAACGAATACATCAGCATCTAGCTGCGCCTTAATAGTTGTTAGTATGTCGTAGTATGCTGTCATCTTTTAAACTGTTTCTTTATCTCGTTTGTTTCTATTCTGTTTTTCTCGCTTTCAAAAGTGAGGTAGGTGAGAGCTGTTGAAAGTCTGAGTTTAGTGACTGCTTCAAAGTTCCTAACATCTCCTCTAGCGAGCTGATAGATTGAGCTATACCATCCCCATTTTCTACCGAACTGCGCCCTAGTTGAATAATCGCCCTCCCCTCCTTCTCTAAATAATTCGGTAAAGCTGCTAGTAACTCGCTTCCTAAATTCCAAAAAAAAACCTGTGCGCCTAACACTACGTCTAAAGGCATAAGCTTCATTAGTTCCGCGTATTCATCCGTACCCTCGTAGTCTAATATTTTGTATTCGTCCTTTATCTCAGTTCCGATAGGTCTGAATAGTACAGCCATTGCTCTATGCATATTCGACCAGTCTCCTATGTACTTATCCAGGTCTACATACTCCCCGAAAGTCATAGCGTCAAGGTCAGGTACAAAACCGAACTTAAACCCTTTTAACTCGAATTTGTTTACTAGACTTTTCTCCTGAATAAATAAGTTATCTAGGTGCAAGCATACCTCTTCTACAGAAGCACGCTCTATTAGCTTTACTTTGTCTGCTGGTATCAAACAAAAGCACTCTATCATTAACGCCTTTAGCTCGTTATCTTCTAAACCTTTCGCACGTTCTAAAAAGTGCTGGTATTGTGCGAGCGTTATCTCTCTTAAGCTCTCAGGAAGTTGTATCTTAACTTTCATAAATTATATACGTTTAATTGTGTTTTTGTATTAAGTCGGTAGCGGAAGGGGTGGCTAGTATACTTAGCCGCTATGCACTTAACATTGTTCCCCTCCCATTTCTTAAGTTAACCTACCTTATATGATATTCTCCCCTCGTAGGGTTTTCTAGTTGATAGCTTACAGCGTAGCGGAGTGCGTCTATAGCATGGTTGTATTTGTCTACAGGCGTACTACTCTTTTTCTCTAACCAGCAGTAGTTGTTTAGTTCCTTGATTAAGTCGGTGCTGCCCTCGTCTATAATTAAGTCGAAGTCTTGAAGCAAAGCTATACCGTAAGTTACTGAGCCTTGCCCCTTGATTGTAGCTACTATGTTATTACTTACACTTAACTCACTTATTAACCTAGGCTCTGCGCTATCCGCTACTATTAGACTGCTTCCCGCAAATCGTTTGTTTAGTTCTGCTATCTGTGAAGTTGTTAACGCTTGCTTATAGTAGTGAAGTTTTATGTATATTTTCTTGTTTGCCTTGTCTATGCTTGTTTCTACTAAAGTAGTCGGGTCTGCTGAGAAACCAAAGTCTTGCCCGAATACGCTCGGAGCTGCTTGCTCAAACTTTCCTATCGTCCAATTGCTGAATATAACGCCCTCGGCACGGTTTAACCAACTGCCTAATATTTGATGCTTGTATTTCTCAGGTCGTCGCGTGCGTATGTTTTCTATTTGATTAATATAACTTTCGCTTAAGTTATCTTTGTTGTCTAAATAGGTAGTGTGTATGTAAGTAGTGTCCCCCTTTGTGTAGTTGCTTCCCTCCTGTATTCCTCTCGTCTCAAAGAAACGGTTATAT